CACCTTGACACCCCAACTTGTTTGTAGTACACAAGTCAGACCAACACAACAAACCACGGAGAACTGGAATGCAACTGAACAAGGACCACAAGGCCGAGATCATCAACAAGATCATGGCTGACATCCCCCGGACGAATTACGGGGAGACCATCAACGGCATCGTGCAGGCAAAGGCCTACGAGCTGATGCCTGCCGAGGTGAAGGTTGTCTACGACAACGAAAACACCCGCAAGTTTATAGCCCAGCGCCACTGCATTGCCTACGGCGACTACACGGGCGGCATTGGCAACGTCTACTGGGCGGCCAAGACCACCCATGACACCCTCTACCTGAACCGCCCGCACTACAACGACATGGACGACGCCCTGACCAAGGAGCTCTTGGCCGAGGTCCGAGTTGCGGTGGACAAGGCCGTGCGGCGCGCGGAAGAGCAGGGCAAGGCCCGCAATTCGATGCGCGAGAAGCTCTACACCATGCTGCGGGGCATCCGCACGTTGAAGCAGGCCAAGGACATGCTTGAGGTCGAGCTGCACAAGTACCTGCCTGTCGAGCCACCCAAGGACGCTGCCCAGAAGGCGGCGCAGGCATCGACGGCGTTGGTGCCGTATGTCGTGGCGAACCTGCGGGAGATGGGGTGGCCCAAGGACCAAGAGCCGAGCACCAAGGAAGGAGCAAACTGATGTCCAAGAACAAAGAACAGATGATCTGCCTGAGCCTTGACGAGGCCAACGTAGCTCTGGCCTGTGCCCAGAACGACATCACCGCCAGCGGGTTTGGCGAGATGCCTGACTACGGCGACGTCGACCAGATGACGTTCTACATGCAGCGCGCGGAGCTGGTGCAGCGCTTGAAGAATTTGCTGCGGGCGTGTGGGGAGGTGGTGTGATGACGAACAAGGCAACCAAGATCAAGTCCCGGCACGAGAGCCTGCAAACGCAGGTCTCTGCCTGCCCGCGGGAGGACGAGACGTACTGGCCCACGGGGGTTGTGATCGAGCAAGGGGCCGATGGTTGGTACGAGGACGCGATCCTTCTGGAGAGCGAGGGCCACGCTAGGCAGGTGGTTGGGGCCATCCGCAAGTGCGCTGCCGAGCTTGGCTGGGAGGTGGAGTGATGGCACTGACAAACGATAAGCTCGAGGCTGCGGAAATCGCTTGCCAGCAATTTCTGGGGGCCGCGACTGAGTTTCGGACCTGTCTGGAAGACAATCTGGGCTTTAGCATCACGGTGATCAACGGAGTGTTCGGGACGGCGGACAAGCTCACCCTTGCGCTGGAAAATTTGCGGAGGGCAGACTGATGGCCATTAAACTCGGAGCCGCCGAAACCGACATCGTCATCTGCGCGTTGGAGGATTACCGCAACTCTCTTCTCAGGACCCGGGATACTATTGCCGGATTCGACACCAGCGGGGATGCCCTGCATGCCGACGAGGTTGAGAGCTGCCTTGGGCAGTTCGACTTGGACATTGCAGCCGTGGATCGGATGCTCAAGTCATACCGCCGCTCGTTCAAGAAGCTGTCAGAGTTGGGGGTTTGGTGATGCGCTGGCTCTTCATGTGGCAAGACGAGGACCTGAACATGGCCTACGAAATCTATTCCTGCCAGACCCAGTTCGAGGCGCGTGAGCGTTTCGAGAACGACCACCCTGACACGTTCGCCTTTGCCGTCATCAGCGGCGGCGACTTTGGCGTGGAGGATTTTCACGCATGACCAAGGTCCGAGAGCCGAGCTCCGTTGTCGAGATGGCGGAGATGTGCCGGAAGGCTTTACTTCTTGTTCCGGGCCTGTTGGACGCGGAGCAGGCGGATATCGAGGCTGCAAGCAATACGCTTAACGCGCTGAGTGAATGCGACTTCTACCAGATCGACGAGAGCATTGGTCGGGCTGCTGACCAAGTCTACGAGAACACCTTCGGCGGGAAGAAGACGGAAGAGCTTGTTCTGGACAGCGACTGCCGCCTGCCGTCGAATGTCTGTGCGTTCTGGTCCCCCGGCACAAAGATCACCTTCGAAGGCAGAACAGACAACCTTCCGTTCATGTACTTTGCCATAACCCACGGAAGCGATCCGGGGAAATGCTTTGTATACCTCGTCTCGCCCTACTTCGCGCCCATGTTTCAGGGGTACTACGAGATTGGCGTGGCGGACTCTCTTAGAATTAACGGAAGAGGAGACGACATCACCCGCCCGTATGATCAACAAATCTATTCCATGCACACGCTCACCGTTGCCGCCATGTGCTCGATCTTGAACCAACCCGGCTTCACCATCAAAGAGCCTGCCGGATCGAGGCAGGAGCGCCGCGCGGCCAAGCGCAGCGGGACTTACGCAGCCGACGCGTGGCACAAGATCACGTGGAACATCGGCGAGGAGGTCAAGGCCAAGCTCACCCGCGACGAGCCTGTGCGCTGCATGCCCCTGCACTACACGCGGGGCCATTGGCGCAGGGCCGAGGAGGGATGGAAGAACACCACGCTCCGCAAGGACGGGCTTTGGTACCAGTGGATCGAGGGCTTCTGGTCGGGGCACCCGGCCTTCGGCATCAAGAAAGCATATCACGCACCAAAAATGGGAGACGCAGCATGACAACAACAAAAACCTGCCCAGAGTGCCAAGGTTCGGGAACCCAGCTCTTCGAGCGCGTCCACCGCCATTCCGCATCCAACGACAGCGGCTTCATCGAAGAGTACGAAGACGAATGCGAAAACTGCGGCGGGGTGGGCCTGATCGACGACGATCTGGATGACGACGAGGACCGTGGCGATTGGCTCCTGCACAAGCTTCAGGACGACTACGGCGAGAAGGACGGCCAGTGGCTGCACGACGAGATCAGGGAGGAGAAGCATGGCTAAGTGGAAAGTGACGGACCAAGTGCCCTTTGATGGCGCGCTCCGCATCATCAACTACGTCTCCGGGACGCAGCGGGCGAAGGACATCTTCGGCAACGAGGGCCCAGAGACGCCCGTCATCAACTGGCGGATGGAGCAGTTTTGTCCGTGGGGCTGGCAACCTGTGCCTGTCTACCACGAAGAGGCTGACGGGACGCTGACGGAGATACCGGAATGACTGACCGCACCCTCACCCCCGAGGTCTACGGCGACTTCGGCCTGTTCATGGAACAGATGGGCCTGCGGCCCAAGCACATCGAAAATACTACGACAACCCCCCAGTCTAAGGTTTATCCCAAAGCGGAGACGAGCGACTGGTACAAGCAAGGCAAGGAGTGCCCATTTTGACAAGCGAACAACTCAGCCCGAACATGACGAAAGAACACCTCGACGCTGTCTTCGCCGCCCTGCCCAAGGACATGAGCAACGGTGAGCTCTGCGCCATCACGCTGTCGATCTACAGCGAGTACTTGGATGGCCCCGGAGAGATCATCTCCGCGCTCATCAGCACGATCTACACCCTCGGCCTCTATTGGGGGATGAGCCGGGAGACCGTCTCAGAAGGTCTTCGGAAGACGGCAGACATGTACGACGAAGAATCAGCCGAAGAAACGGCGCATTGAGATCGGCCAATTATCGGCCAATTAATTGGCCGATTACCACAACACACGGAAGGAAAGATCATGGCTATGGAATTGAATTACGACCCGTCCAAGGTCCGAACGTCCAAGGTCCGAGTAGCATCGGCCGCCGCATCAGGCGTGGTGTTCGGGTTTATCAGTGACGACACAAGCGCGGGCCAGCCCGAGGCCGTGGCCATTGCTCCGGCGATGGCGCGGATGAACAACCTGCGGATCGGCGAAGTGATCGATGTGTCCTACGTCCCCAACTTCCCGGAGCATGCTCATCGGGTTCCGTGGCGGGCGGTGGCGGTCTACCGGGACGAACCGCGCGAGGAAGCAAAGCCTGCCCCGCTCGCCGCCATCGCCGCGCTCGCCGAACCGACCCCTCCGATCCATCCGTCCCGTCAGACTCTTGAGCAGCAGGTTCTGGACGTGGTCATGGGCGGCGAGGTGTGGAACCGGGCCGAGGTCTATGTCGAGCTGTTCAACGAGCGGTTCGATTCATGGACAGCAACCGAGGTCCAACGCGCGAAGTACAACGCCATAGGAGCAGCGTTGCAGCGCCTGCACGACACTTCGAGCATCGCCTGCGCCAAGGTCTACGCGCCGGGCAGGAAGAATGCCACCTCTGTCTACTATGCCAAGAACACCTATGTCCTCGGGCGGGCGCTCATGGGGCTGGACGTAACCGATCAAGAAGTAGAAGCATGATGTTCTGGCGCAGAGAACCGAAGACCATGCCGCACCGTGACGTGCAGGCCGAAGCGGTAGCGGCGATCATACAGGGGTCGGCGATCCTGCCGTCTCGTCGCCTGACGGGGGCGATCTTCACTGCCCTGCTCGACAACCCCGGCATCAGCGTGGCCGAGCTCGACGAGCTGGCCAACAAGATCAGCCGCCTTGCATGGAACCGGGGGCGCAGATGACTTGGCGCGTCCCCAACGCGGTGCAGGCGGCGCTGGACGAGGTGTCAGCGGCGGGCTTGGAATACACCGTCGAGGACGGCGGCAAGCATTACAAGGTACGGGTGGCCGGGAAGCTGGCCGCCATCCTGCCCAAGGGCAAGGCCGCCAAGTGCGAGACCGACCGCCGGGCGCTTCTTAACATGCGGGCACAGGTGCGCCGCGTCATCAACGAGGTGAGAGCATGAGCGAATTTTGGTATAACGTCGTACCGTTGGCCGTGGTCGGCTGCATTGTGTTCTTCATGTTCGGCATGGGGCAACTCATGTTTAACGACATGGAGAAAAGTCAGACGCGCTACGAGCAGTGCATCGCCGCCGACA